AAGGGTTTCAAGTGTTGAAAAATCGGACGAGCAAATAACGATGTGTGTCAGCGTTCCAAACGGAAACAGGTTCTTACAAAATGGGTTTGATGGGTGGAATAGCAAGGGCCGAGAGTGGGATTCCGTAAAGTTAGCCGCTGATTTCCCGACCTTATCCAAGGCTTGCGAAGCTGACCTGAAATTGCTCTATGTAGCCGTTACCCGTGCGAAGCTCATCCTGGACATTACCGAATGTCCTTTCTTTACCGGTGAGGATGCCCTGGAGATTATCCCCCACCGACCTACCACGGAGGGTACGGTAGCCCTACCTCCTACGCCAGCGGTTCCCCCTGTTACCCAGGGCTTCTCCTGGTCGAAAGGTAAGGACGGCTCTTGGTTGGTCCGTGGACCAAAGGGCTATGCTGGGCAAACCGTGGAAGTAACAAAGCGGGATGGCTCTACCAGTTCCGTAAGGCTAGGGGCTATTAAAGCGGAATATGAAGAGGCCGTAGTTTACCAAAAGGCATAACAAATAGGAGACACTATGGTTGAACTAGCCCGCAACAATAAAGCCGTTTTGGTGAAGATTGGGAGGGAGTATTGGTATTATACTTCCTCCCTTCGCCACGGTTGTTACAACTCCCAAAGCCTGGAATATAACGCAGTTCAAGCATTGGAGAGCTTTGAACGGGAGTTTGGAAAAGCCTTAACTACACGAAAAACTATTAAGGCGTGCTAACAATACTTCCCCTAGGGCACGGATGCCCCACTTTTTGAGGTATAACATATGACAATTGAAATTTCGACTGGGGTTGCTGAGACGAAAAAACATTCGGTACGAGTGCTTTTCCAGCGAATTCGTGGAAAAGGCAGTTCGCTACGCGGAGATTTCGTGCGGGTGCATCCGTCGCCGATTGGATTTTTCGATTTAGGCCCGGTGGAGTTCTCCGAGAAATATCGGGTTATCAAGGAATACAGGCACAGAGCGAAGTGAATTACCATTTTTTTCTCAGGAGGTACCATGAAAGCTGAACTTGCAGATGGATCAATTGTTGTACTGGAAAAGGGCTGTGATTGCATCACTCATAGTGAACCCCACTGGCTCCATATGGATGCCCTGGACAAAGCGCGTAATAAAGAACTCCTCGATGATGGCTATCTGGGTGGGCACCTAATAGAGGAAAAGTTACGTTTAGACCGGAAGATAGAGGCAATGAATCGACTGAAAATCGTTCGGCTTATCCAGGAGGATTAGATATGCGCTTACCCCAGTATGACGGCTTTGCCAAAATTTGCATCCGCAACCCCTGGATAGAACTTTGGTGTGGAGGGCAACTGGTCTGGTGGGCTGATAACCTCATCCCAGGTAAAACTACTGCAGATCGGATCGGGGAGGGTATCGAGTATTGCCGGCGGTGGACCGGGAGCCTACCGGAGATTGTTTTTGAGGGTCAACCAATACAAGGGAAAGGTGAGATATGAAATTGTTTGTTTGGGAGGGGTATTTTTGCGATTATACGGACGGATTGGCCGTAGTGATAGCCCCTGACCTAGAGGAGGCGCGTAGACTCCTCCGAGAGAGGGTGGGATTCGATCATCCGGATATAGATGAAGTACCTAAAGAATTTCTCCTCTCGGAAGCTGGGCCTATGGCCTTTTATGTACACGGGGCTGGCTAATTAGTATAACTTGGTAATACCGTTTTAAGGCCCCTGGTAAGCCCTGTAAGCCATCTATTTGGTAAAGCCTAACCCAACCCCGGCTAACCAATAATAACGCCTCCCAAGGCACGCTAGGGGCCTTGCCTGGCATGTTATAACCCTGGTTGTATGGAGATAGCCATGACAAACGAAGAATTTGCGAAATATCAACCTTTGGCACTGGCTGCAATGGGGAAAATACGGAAGAAATACTATAAACATGTGCCGTTTGAGGATTGCCGGCAAACCGCTTACCTGGCTCTCCTAAAGGCTTTCCCAACTTATAACCCCGACCTGGGGGCCATGAGTACCCTGGTATATACCGTGGTCTACCGGGAGCTACAGAAATTGGGGGACAACTATTGTAATATCCATGTTCCCAGCAGTTGTTGGAGGGACAAGGAACGGAAGAAAGAAGGGAAGTTTGCTCATAGGAAGCCAAAACATATCCATGCAAATAGCCTTGCTGTGCCTGATAATTCAGAGCAGGCTATAGCTAGATTAGATGCTGAAATTGCCCTGAGTGGTCTACCTCCACGGGAGTATCAAACCATCGTTGCTCTGTATGGGCTAAACGGCAAGGAGATAAGGTCGGAGATGGAATATGCGGAGCTACAGGGGGTTAGCCGGCAAGCGGTAGCCCAGGTACGGCTAAGAGCGTTAGAGAGAATGCGCGTACAAGCTAGGTTTGCAGAGAGGCAAGTCTTACACAGGGGTATAGCATGATTTCCGGTTATCACTTTGTGGGGGAAGCCCTATTCGACGGTACTTCGATTCCACCCAATGGAGTTTGGCTGTCTACTGACAGGGAGACGGTACTTTGCGAGGTTGGCTACCACTGCTCTGAGCACCCCTTTGATGCTCTCTATTATGGCCCTTATGTTATGCCATATTCCGAGCTATATCTGTGCCAGGTAGACCTAGAGGGTGATCTAAAAAAGGGTGGTCCACCGATGGCAAAATGTGTAGGTCAGCGGAGAAGAATCAATAAGCGCGTACCTATGAGGGGTCATTTATTGCGGTTTGCTGCCGACTGTGTTCTTGGTTTAGAGGAAGAGATAACCATACCGCAACCAGTGAGGAAGGTACTAGAGGACCTGGACCCCAGCGGTAGGGAGGAGGCCAAACAGGCCCTAAGAGAATTCTTGCCAACCAGGAAATACAAACCCAACTGCTATAATGCTTATGCTGCCATGTGGGCTACTATACATCTACTGAATGATTTTTCCCCTAGTAGCGTTTGGCACATAGCCAACGTAAAAATTCGAGCTAGGGAAGATTTTGCCGAAGTTGTTACTAAGGCTTTTGCTACCTCTTGACTCCCTTGGTAGACTAGGGGTGTGGCTAGGAGGCATCCGAAGAGCAGCACCTTACTGCCTGCCACACCTCTTTTTAAGGTCTACTAAAGGGGTAGGTCATGCCTTACGTTCCACCTCATGGCACTAAACCAATTCCAGGCTTCCCCAACTATGTAGTAAGCGCGGATGGCGTAGTCTACAGCAATCGGGTCTACGGGTCAAAAACCCGTAGAACAGGCCCTTGGTGGGTAATGAAGCCAAAAACAAGGGCTAAGTATAAACATACTTATGTTGATTTATTCCGAGAGGTAGGAAAGCCCGAGAGGTTCTTCGTTCATCAACTTGTTCTTTTGGCGTTTGTTGGGCCATGCCCTGAAGGGGAAGAGGTTAGGCATCTTAATGACGTTGGCAATGATAACAGACTGGAAAACTTAGAGTATGGAACAAGAAAAGAAAACCTTGCGGACGCTATGCGGAATGGGAAATTAAAACTCGGAGAGGATAGAGCAAGGTCAAGGCGAACAAATGAGAAGATTAGAGAGATAAAACGCCTATTAAGGAATGGTGTAAGGAGCGTTGATATAGCTAGGGCGATGCACGAAACCCCGAAATTTGTTATCAAAATAAAGCGAGGGGAAATATGGAGAACAATCGTTTAGCGTAGACGGCGATATGGTCGCTTGTGGGCTGTCTTAGACCCTCTTACGCGCATCTCGTTCCAAATAAAATTTCCTTTTGAAAACGAGTTTAGTGCCTCTACAGCAATTCGTTCATCACAATTGTCATACAGATACGCGCTACCATTGAGGAACTCTACCATCAATTGGCTAGTTTCTTCATGCCACTGCATGGCCGCAACATTACTGCTATGCACAAAAAGAATCTCACCATTGAGGAAACCTTCCGCTTCCTCTTTGGTGAGGCTTCGCCACTTGGCTACATTCTCTGGGCTTAGGTCAGCCTCTGTTTTGCCAGAGGTAGCAAAGTCGGCTCTTGGTTTTAGCGAACCGGCTGCAACGCCCAAGTTGCCGTAGGTTCCGCCCCCATGTGTTCTCCCAAATCGTCCTTGGTCCCTCTGTTTCTTGGCTGGGGTAGGCTTTTTCTTGCCTAATAGTCCAGCAATCTTACCCGCAATCTTACTGAAAAAGCCCATGATGTTCTCCTGAGTAAAAGGTAGACCTATTATACCTATCGTAACAAGTATGTTCCCTCTACCAATACACTTCGATAACCGCTGTCTAGTCTTTCGATCTTATGGTAGTAAGGTCGCACATCACCAGAGTTATCCGCTGAATTGATTTGTACCTGGAAAACACCCTGGGTAGGCCCTGTGAGGTTGATACCGCTTTGGTTGCTGGCATAGCCACTAGCCGCGCTCTTGGTTACAAGTGCTGTAGTGCTAGAGGTAAACAATAAGCGCGTAAACTGTAAATTCCAATTCGTGATATTGGTAGGAGGCGACATACTCACAGCCAGTACGCCATCCTCCAGGCGGATAAAGCTAAAATCAGTTCGGATAGCCACAGGGAACCTCCTTCAGGGCTAATAGGTTGTAAAAGTGGTCATTGTTTTTGTTGTCTAAATCTTCCAAGGTGTTCCCAGGGCTGCCTAGCCTCATCATAGTATGGGCATTGCTATCCAGTAGAAACAAAGTGAAATCTTGCAACAGCGTGGCAAATTCCTTAACCGTACCACCGGCTCCACGCAAGCCGTAAGGCCAAAATTCAATAAGCATTTTTAGGCTGGGCTTGGTTAGCCTTTTCTGCAAACCTCGTAGAACATGGCTTTCCCACCCCTGGGTATCAATCTTGATAAAGTCGGGGGTTAGCCAAATTGGTATTATAACATCCGCGCGCTCCAAAGTAATTTGTGGGCCAGGCATTTGGTTGGTATCACGCCATAACCTGTTATCACCCGAATTGTTTTTGCCATAGGATAGCTCTAGCTCTTCATGCTGGTCTGACAGTCCGATAGGCTGCAAAAGTGTGTTGTCACACTTCGCTTGTCTAACATTAAAGGAGAGCATTTGAAAATTTTCCAGGCTTGGCTCATAGGCTAAGACCAAACCATCCTTGCCAACAAGCTCGGAGAGCAGTAGTGTATAATAGCCAACGTGGGCTCCTACATCCAAGCAAATGTCTCCAGGTCGTACTAGGTGCTGGACAAGCAAAGTCTCAAATCTCTCAAAGGTATCGCTCCCCATCTCACCACACACGCCATCTTCATAGAGGGCTATTTCTCTCCCTTTGATGGTATGGATATTGATTGCTGGTAAATAGCGAACCGTCTTATCCAGGGTAGCAACAATGGGAGAGGTAGCTAAGACCTCTACCTTGTCTACTGTACTGGGAGGCTTTATAGACGGCATAGGGCTATCCGATACGGGTTACATTGATACCATAATCTGACTCAAAATCCGGGCCGCTGGCATTTCTTACCGTGATACTGCCGGAAAGAATAGGCTGATACACCGGGCCACTATGGCTCTCCTGGTAGGTAGGAATCTTACTATCAAAACCAAGGAAGCCACTCAGGTTGATGGCATCATGGGGGGAGCCACTGAAAGTCTCTCCGCTGGCAATAATCATAGGCCCCAGCAGAGCTTGGTAGTAGGACATATTGCCCCAGTAGTCACTCCAGGACAATTGGACGATCATAGGAGAGCCGGAAGCACTAAAGGTGGCCGATTGATTCTTGACTGATCCCCAAAACAAAACGCCAGCTGCGGTCTGCTCGAATTCTCTGGTATTGACCTGAAAGCCTACTACAGAGGTTCCAGAAACCCTACCGCTATAAACGTTGGCCGCGTGTACTTGGGACCAGGCAAAATTTTGGATACCTGGGAAAGCCTCATCGGTAGCGCGTAGGAAGGTAAAGGCCCTGGGTTCCCCGGCTACATAAAGATGACCACTATGGACGGTGCCAGAGGCCAGCAAACAACCACACAGCGTACCACTGGCAATATTGTAGGGTAGACAATCACGCACCCCGGAAAACAAAGGGTTGCCCGAGAAAATTCCGCTGGCCTCTGGTGCCCCTGAGAAAAGGCAGCCAATGATAGCTCCACTAGCCACGTTGCCGGAGAAGATAACCTTGGCCCATAGATCGCCGGAAACCACGGTCTTGACAGGCTCTAAGTGAACATGGATAGAACCACTCTGGCCTACCGTGGTAACGTGTCCGATAGGCTGCTGGATACCCGAGCCCATACCATTGGTGCCGCTGGCCATCCCTAAAGGCGTGGCTGTAAAGAACGCGCTCCCTGAGACATTGAGATAAACCCGATCCCCAACCGTGAAATTTCTGGTATCCACGTTGTATAGAGGGCCTTCCGTGGTTATTTCGCCTATCTCCCCTGAAGTAAAAGTGTTTGTAGCCAGGCCCATTGTGGGGTGCCTTTGTTGCACTCCGCTCACATCAAAGTTAGCTTGGGCAATGGTTACTTGGGGGAGACCACTGTAGCCCACACCAGAGCGAATATAGACAGGTTGTCCTACTGCTACGCTGTCCGTGAAGTAGACCGTCCTTACCGTATGCTTGGCCGGTGGATTTTCGATCTTATACTTTCCACCCGAGGTACCTGCCCCTACATACTCCAGGACTAAGGTTTGGTTCGGATGCTGCATACAATCCGCTTGGTAGCGGCTACTCGGGTCGGTTTCCGGGGCACCCCCTGAAAGGTAGAGAGTAGGAGTAGGATTAAAGGGGATAGCAATGCGGCCCGCTGCTGTACCAAAAGGGCTTTCCCCCTCATAGATAATCTTGTCTGGCCCCTGGTTGATAATTTCAATCTTGCGATTAACAGAGGGAGCAAAGGAGAAAAACCGGAACCTACCGCTAGTAGTGATGACTAAGCGCCTAGCGTTAGGTAGAGTGTAATCTGTTTGATTGGTGCCCAGGGTAACATAGACAGTCCCTGTAGCCGTTTCCCCCTCATTAACTAGGTAGACTGGTCGGATCGGTGGAGTACCCGCCGCATAGCCGGCAATTTGCCCATCATAGCGCCTACCACTGGTAACTCCGGCTTCATTCCTTTCAATAATCCATATCAATTCTTGGTTGGGGTAGGTATTATTAACACTATCAAAGGACTCTACATAACCCGAATGATGCCTTAGACCTTGGATGGTAGTATATTCGTCCGAAAGGGCCATGACTGTTTGCGTTTGTGGCACCCGTCGAATACCCTGTAACCCGCCGCTAGTCCACTCAGCGGGATATACAAACTGCATTTTCTCCGTGGTTTCCAGGTTAATGCCATAGGTAGTATTGCCAGTAATTTGGGTACAGGTAACAGAAACCCAGTTACCCATCTCCGTGCCATCAATCCCACGCTGTACCACATCAACCGTAGTGCCTCCACTGGTACCCTCGAAGAGCACCCTTTCGGTACTGTTGACCAGTCCTTTCCATCTATTTTGCGTGGGTAGGCTGGTAACACTATCGAAGATAGCCGTATAACTACCACTGTAGAGATTCGTAACTGTATGGCTGATGTCTCCTGAGAAAGAATCCCGAATCGTCAGGGGGATACTCGGCCCGCCTACCCCCCTAGGAACGCGCGTAGTTGAGTGTTGGTATTCCCTAACAATTTGGTTCCACTCACTACGAAAAACGCGCGTAGAGGCTAACCTACTTCGGCTCGAATAGGTCCAAATAATGTCATTGTAACCCTCGGGGCTCCAGGCATAAGTACCCGGATAGACTTCATCCAGAGCACTGAGAGAAAGGCCATCCCAATAGTTTTTGGCCAGCTGTAAGGCTAAAGCGGATAGCTCGGTATTGTTCCGTGGGTTGCCACTAAGATCGGCCTCACAATCGAAGAGGGCCTTGGCTGTGCTATGGATCGTATGGGTGCCTAGCCCGCCTAAACCCGTGTAGTTGCTGCCAGCCGCACTAATTGCAATGGTTTTAGTCCAGACGCTACCGAAACCATCTTCATACTGAGTGCTAGGCCGCTTGTTCGCATACCGAGCATTTACCAGGTAAGGTATGGGAGCTTTACCACTAGCAGAAGGATCGTTGCTATCCCCTGCTCCTGGGCCGCTGTAACGCGGTTCGATATAAGCAGGAAAACATACCTTGATATTAGCTGGCAAAATCGCATTCTTGGCAGAGGTAAGGATACCCGCCGGCAATTGGGTAACAGTGGAAAACAGGTCTCCACCCGCTGTGCGAATGCAATCGGTTGCCGTGCCTCTATTGGAGTTTACTAGCGTTTGGCTGGCGGTATTGGTAAGAAGGGAAAACGTGCCATCTAGCTTTCGCACAAGGGTAAGCCCGAGGTTAGCGGCTATGGCGTCCAGCACCACCGCTGCATTTTGTTCCCTGCAAAATAGCTGGCTATCCGGTTCTGGGTAGAGATAATCGTCTGCAATGGTTGCTGAGAGGCTAATACCCAAAGCGGTAGCCACGGTACTGATGAGGTTATTCCAACTGGTCCTACCCACGGGGCCTTCCCTGGGAGAAAGGCTAACACTCTTGTATTGCCAATACCATCTCTCATCTACCAGGGTAACAAGGAAAAGCCCATCAAAGTTGGCCCCGTGTTCTGCCAAGGGCCTGGGTGGGAGCATATACAAGTCGGTAGTAACCGTGTACTCAATTTCGTTGGCCCCATTCACCAGTTGAGGCACGGCTTGCATCACAAATTCTTTGGCTGTAGTGGTAGCATTAGCAAAGGATAGGGCAACCATTTCCTTGACCATGCTACTCGTTGCCAAACCCCTAAAGACTCCCCACCGGGCCGCTCCTGTAGGATAGTAATAGTCGCCTATGCGAACCGTAGCATTCGGGTAGGGGCCTACATCATAGGCGCGGGCTACTGCTGCTAGGTTTCTCCCAGGATATTGGCTAGGCGGAGCAAAATCAGCCAGGTATTGCCACGGAAGCAACCGGTTTAATTCGTCTACCAAGTCTAACTCTACCTGATGCTTGGCGGGTGGTTGGTCTTTGGGGTTAGTACCTCCGCGCATCTCAGAGGCTAGTGGAATTGTTCGGGCTACATCGGTAACAAAAGGGATACCGGCATAGGTCAGCTTATAGGTAAAGGAGGCCATACAGCACTTCTCACTAAAGATAGAATCGGGTCAACACTTCTACTTCGCCTCTCCCATTATTTTCCTGAGAAGAAGGCAAGGTAGTAGGATAAGGGTCGATAATCAGCTGGCGAAGGTTGGCAAAATCGTAAGAGTTTTCGCTTACTGCTGACCACTCCGGTTGGGTCTGGGGGATAGCCTTACCACGTTTTTCCGCGTGCCATTGTTGGGGGTCGTTCTTATCATGCCAATTCCTATGATCCGCCATCCAGATTTTTAACCGCCAGTCCACCGTAAAGTTGTAACGGTGCAATTGGGCTTGGCGAACCATACTATACAACGGCCAAGCAATATCGCCCTCGGCCCTCTCATCTATCCCATTGGTTTTTTCCAGGAAAGCCAGTGGTACGCCACAATAAAAATTCTCATGCCTTTCCGGTTTCCACGCATGGATTTCCTGAGAGAAACATCTAGTAGGGTTGGCCTGGAATTGGGGCCAAATGGTTAGATCGGTGTTCTCAGACGGGGTGGGCGTAGCATGGATATAAGCCATGCCTTGCAGGATCGTATGTGGGCATTTCTCCCGAAAGCTCTGTACCCATTGGGTCATAGCTCCAGGTGGTAGCCAGGTATAATCGTGGAGGTAGACCACATGCGAACAACGCGCATGCAAGGCACCCGTATTCATGGCGTTGGCTAGGCCATGTTTACCCGTGCGGATTGGGATTTTAGATTGGCCATACCAAGCCAGGTTGATACCTTTTTCCAGGAGGTACTCCTGGGCCTTACCACGGGCTACCCTTCCTGGGTAATCATCCACTACGATAAGCTCATAATTGTTATCCTGCCTGGCTAAGCCGTCAGCTAACAGGTCAATACCACCAGGCCGATAGGTCAGATAGACCAGAGATAGCAAGGGGTTCATGGTTGTTGTGCATGCTCATATGTTGTTGTGGTTATGCGTTACTGGATGAGCGAATCCGGCACTGAGGGCGAAGAGGCGGAAGGAAAGAGTATATCGAGGTTACTTAGTTGGAAAAACCTTTCTAACAGTACACCAAAACTTGCCAGGTTGCTTTGTCCACCCCGATTGTTGGTTGTGGTCATGGTGCCATAGTCACCAATAACGAAGGGATCACTACCAGCATGGATAGCCGCACTAGGTCCACCCGTATACAGTTCCGTCATAGCTCCCAAGCTCATCTTATCCAGGTAAACACTACGCCCGCTGGTTAAAGCCGTAGTAAGACGGAAGCGGAATTTAAGTGTATCCGGCATACGGGAAGGAGTACGGAAAATGCCATTGTAGGCAGCATAACTTGTAGTAAGTGCTGTTAGGTCGATGGTGAAGGTGTTGTTAGTCCCTTGGTCATCCTGGACAATCGCATTGTTGCCATCAATAAGGTCAATAGTAAGTACACCAGCACCGGCAGCAGTACCATCCCGGCGCATATAAGCGTTGCAACTGTATTGGGTGCCGGCTGTAAGATTGCCGGAAGTTCCCGTGGATACATCGAAGGTTTGGGTAAGGTTGATAAGGGTTGCCCCATCTCCCAGCAACCTTAGTGCCGTCGCTCCGCTATCATAGACCAGGGTTGCCTCGGAGAAGATATCCGTACCTACTACACCTGTTACTATGGTCCAGTTGTCCGGAGTGTTGGCTACCGTGAAGGTATCAAACCCACTATTGGTAAGGATATTACCTTCCGTGTTATCTTCGCTACCATCAATCGCGCTTATGGAGGTCTGGCAATTGCTGCCTAACGGCCAATCAAAGGAGAACCTATCATTTTGTTGGCCTTGCCCGGTAACGGTAAAACCTTCATTGCCGACAGGAGCACCCGTCGAATAACTATCCGATGTGCAAGACGCCAGAATGGTCTCCGCATAGAGGTTCTCCTGAGTTAAACCATCCCACCGTTTCGTACTAATCGTGATAGCTCCGTTGCCTTCTCCTGTAAAGCTGCTGGTGGTGCCTGTAACAGTTTGGGCTTGGATCGTAGCTCCCTGGGCTTTCATTTGCCGGATGATTTCCAGGATGGAGGCCGTAGTATTGGTACTGTTAAGAGTTTGGTTAGCTTGGGGGTTATCACGGAATACCATACGGTTGACAGTAAGGATAGCCAGCTGTTGGGCTGTGCCTCCGATAGACTCAGCACTAGAAAGCGCGGACTGGTAGCTACTACCCATCAGGGCTTGTATATCACTCTCTCCATTGTATTGGCCTACCACGCCATCTGTGGTATTCGTCATCTCGGCCAAGAGAAGGGTATGGAAGCTCCGCAACTCAACTAACAACTGGCCAAGGGAGCCTAAGCGGTTGAACAAGTTGCCCGTGGCACTGGAGAATGAGATAGCCATATATTGCCCTTAATTCGTGATGATCTTTGGCTTTTGTTTGGTGGTGTAGACTTCCGAATTAACGAATTGATCCATCCAGGGGGGCCTACCGTGATAGTAGATAATCAGGTCGGTAGAGAGAAACCCATAAACATAGGTCCCACTTAAACGGTAGATAACTGTTACACCATCCGCGCCTACTCCTAATACAGCTGGCTCTAGGATTTTATCTAGGAGGATAGTGTTACCATCTTGGGGATCACTGGTAGGCCAGATAGGATAATCCCCAGCATCCGCACGCCTCTCCAGGGTCCAATCAACAATCAACAGAGTGGTAGGAGCAGCTAGTTGGAAAAAGGCTGCCTTACCACCCTTAAAGCCATTGGCACTGGTAATACCGGCCATGTATTTGTGATGATCGGTCTCATACCTATGATTGGTATGGTAATCAGTATAAACACCATCATTATCGGCCTCATTGTATAAGGCCCTACTATCGGAGGGCTGGACATTGCCTATATCGGCCTGTGGGACAGTAACAGGCTGAAAGTCGGTAGGTTTATTACTACCTGGATTGTCGGCAGCCATGTTAGGTGTCCCTTCCTGTACCTGGGATTACACCCAAGGGGGCTACTGTAGTATCACCCGTAGCCGAGTTAAGCGTAATGGTTGCTCCTGGGTCAAAATAGCGTGCAGCCTGAAGGAATAGAGCAGCCGTACCCAGGTCCAAGTATTTTGGTGGTGTGACGTTGTTTGCTGCACTGTATAGAGGGGCTCTGGTGATAGCATCGAAGTCGATAGTAGCTACTCCATTAACGCGCAATCTTGGGTCATTAGCCTGCTCGTGCCTGGTATTAAGTAGGCACCTCATATTACACCAGCAATGATTTTCGTAGAGGTCCGTACCAAAATCACATTGCTCTAATCTGGCAAACCGCCTTTCCCGCTGTTGGGCTCCCCCTACCAATAACAGCTTGGCTGCTGCTACCTCAATACACTTCTTCAGGAGTACCGCTGGGCTAGTGACCTTATCTCCCCACAGGTCTAAGCGAATAGCTCCATGCCGCATAGCCCCGTTTTTTGTGGTGGTTTCTGTGTAAGTGCCTTTGGACCTAAAAGCCGGAGCGGGGGGGACCCGAAAAACCTCTTGATCCTGGATGGTAAAATCAATCTGCAAACCATCTTCACTAAGAGTGTACTGTGAGCTTTTGCGGAGGAAGCCTTGAGGAACACCCAAAATAGCTACGGCCCTACGGATACGATCTATCTCCTGCTTGTTTTGGTTATCACTGCGGATACGATACCTACCTCTACGGGTGCGCGTAGTATAGTTTAGGTCGTCAATCTCAACACTATCCGACCACCTAACACTAGTAAAGTAGTTACGGGGTTCATCTATATCAACTGTGGAAAAGTGGCCAATACACCGGAAGGTAGCAATGAAGGTTTGCTCCGTCATCATGGTGAAATTAAAAGATTGAGGGTGAGGGCCATTCTTGGCGTCTACGGTGGCTCCGTGGCTTGGAATCAGTTCCACATTACTACTCTTGATGCTCCAGGCTTTGCGGGGCACCATTAACTTCTCACGCATATACTTAGCCATAACAGCTGCACTCGTATCAAAGCCTCCTGCAATCCCCATACCAGCTGCCGTATCGGGAGTGACCAGGCTTTGGACCGTTACGTCCAGCTTGACAAATTCCCTGTCTGTATCGGAGGGGTCATACACACACTCCTGAGAGAAAGAGGTGTGTAGAGGGGCCATAAAGGTAATATCGTTGTAGGTATGAATACTCATCGCATATTCCTTGGTCTACTATCGCTAGGCTGTTCTTCTGGTGTGGGGCTACCTGTTTCTCGCCTTAGCCGGGCCACTAGAGCTTTCCCTAGTTTCTTGACAATCTCCTGATTCTTCAGGAGCTTGGGCACGGCTTTAAGCACTTTGATAACAACAGCTGGAACGCTCATCGCATATTCCTGGGTCTACTTTGGATAACTCTTTCGTGGTCGCCCTGGGCAACTTCGTAAGCCCAGCGGGAGGCATCAATACTATCTCCGGTATCTCCGGAGGTAGCACTATCTAAGAACTCGGCAATAACAGTTACGGGCAGCATCAGGTTCGTCACGGCTTTCATCAAAGAACCACTTACATAATTTTCTACCTTGGCCCAAAGATTCTCCAGGGGTGCGAAAGCCTTATTCATATCGGCCCGGCTTTCCGATAGATACTCCGCGCTTTGTGCCCTACGGTCGCCCTGAGATTGCTTTAAGTAGAATTCTTGGACCTCACTGGCAGCTTGCACGCGGGCCATACTAGCACTATACTCCGCGAATTGCATATTGTTTTCATGCAATTGGTTGCCCCAATTACGGAGCTTGTCTATGGACTCCACTAGAGCAGCCGTGAATTTTAGCCCTACCTCTGCTGCTTTACCCCAGGGTCCGCCCATCATACCAGCTGCACTACCAGCCCCCTGGAGTAAACCACTAGCCGCTTGTGTCCCGCTCTTGCCAAAAGGGTTTATCTGATTAGCAATCTTGCCAGCTTGGCCAAGGGTTTCCTCCAGTTGGGGGGCTCCTTGCTCTTGTATCTGGATGCCCTGTAAGCGCCTTTGCCTTTGTTCTTGCCGCCACTTAACCCGTTCCGCTTCGCTCATACCTGGAGGTGGATCGGCGTTAGCGAATTGCAGGCTTCGACCATATTGGGCATAGGCATTAGCAAGCATACCACGCCCACCATTGGCCTGGGCAGAGGCTAATTGGGCAACCTTGGGTGCTAAGGCTGCTAATACGGAAGCTATGCTCATATCAAGCCTTCTTACTCTGTTGGGCCATCTCTTGCATGGCCTTCATCAATAAGGCTTCGCTCTTACCACTGGCCTGGGCCAAGTAATAATCCAAAGCCGGTTGGATAGACCCTAGAGCAACACTGGCTCCGTAGGCGACGGCTCCGGCTCTACGGTAGAAGGCTCTTTTTCTGTTGAGCCAGAGGCCAAAGTATTGTCGATAGGTTGGCTTTTGACCTCGGAAGTAGGTATCGGAGCCGCCAAACTCACCGAGGACATCTGAGAGGGGCTCCGCACTTTTTTTAAGCGGTCGCAATAGTCTATGAAGTGAAAAAGCAATTCAAACAATTCCAGTTCGCCTAGCCCACCCTCTGGCAATGGTTTGATGGAAAAGATATTGCGAACATTCTTTACCGCGTTATCGTTGGCTTGCTTCCAAAACTTACTCTGGCTATTGCTGGTGTTAATATCCGCGCTTAGTTCCGGAGCCACATCCATCAGGGCCCTGTACAGCACTTGCGGATCGGCTATGACTAGCTTTTCCCCATTGAAATAGCTATAAATCAACCTCTCCGTCGGCTGATAGATACTGTCATCAGGCTTAACAAACCAGGCTTTCAGCCAGGCCCAAAAACGTGAAAACATAGCTCCTCCTGTTGTGCTACTAACTAAACAACCTTACTCCGCTGCTAACCATATTGGTACTAGCTGTGGGTGTACCAACGGCTCTCCAGGTTAGGCTAACTGCACTACGCTCGTTTCCTAGTGGCCATACCACAGGTCTTTCTGAGAGAAAGGCTTTAGGGAAGGACCACTCATCGCTGTTTTCTCCCCCCTCTGTTTCCAGGGTAAGTACCGTACCCGCCATTATTTTACCTGCTGGACCGAACGTACCCAATACAGAAGCGTTACCCATACTAACCTCCATTATCTGATAGAGGATAGTAGGGTCGAAATAAACTAAGGTCATTTCGATAGAAACTTCTCCTAGCATCCATAACACAAAAGCCGGGGAGTTAGGAAAGTCGTCTGAGTTTATGTCCCGATAATGGAACATCGGGGAGACCTTGATAAGTCCCTCACTGTAGCCCAATTCGCCTTCCGTGGTGGTTACAGTAGTATTCCCCTGGATGTAAAAGCCGTTGGCCATAGCCCACCCTTTTTCCTGAGAGAAAGAGACTGTAGGTTAGGCGCGGCTGAATAAGACGGCTCCGGCTGCCGTGTGAGGGTCGCTGGAGTAGGGGATAGCCCGGAAGTTCATTTGCAGCAAGGTCCGCTCGTTACCCAGAGGCCAGCTAACTGGGTTCCCTGTAAGCACGGCACCGGGGAAGGTCCAGGGCCTACCACCCGTGGGGCTATTGACCTTGAGGCTAGTGAAGAAACCACCAGCCCCCATCAGTGTACCCGCAACCGGCATTTGGCCGAGTGTACCCGCTGCCATGCTTTTGCGAAGAACCGTCTCTACCACGTCGGGGTCAAAGTAAACCAGTACCATATTGATGGTAGCCTCGGCCAGCATGGCTTGCATTTCGGGTACAGTTTCCCCGAAAGTGCTAACCTTAATATCAAGGTGCTTGGGCTGTATGGAAATGGTAACGGAACCTTCACTAAGGCCAAGCTCGGAACCGTCTGCCGTTACCAGCGTATTGCCATTAACGTAATAGTTAGATGCCATATGTTAATCCCTTTATACGATTCGCTTGCACGGCACATTAACAAAATTATCAAAAAGTTGCCTAATCAATACATCATCACTTTCTGGTTGCCAGACTTCGCCACTGGCTTGGTCCGTGATGGTATCGACAATGTTCAAGTTCACTATGCCTACCCGATCTAGCTCTACCCTGGGTATCTGCCAAACCGTGTAATCATTCGAGGTCATTTGACCCCGGATGTTTTGTCCACCATAGTAGATTTTTTTCCGCCTGCAATTGTAGAGAGTTAGGTTCGTACCTGTACCCTGATTTTGCTCTGTTCCGCGCTTATTGATAACGATGGTGCGGAGCATACCCGAGTAGAGGTTTAGGTGGAACGTCCTAGTTGTGTAAGGTCCAAGGTGTGGCATCACCATTTCCAATTCTTATAAGAAAATAGGAACGGCTTGATAATACTGAAGAGGTCTTCCGTGGGTACGTTTAGGGAGATATTTCGCTCTTCATAGCTTTCGCTAGTAATCTGCCAACCAAAAGGCATCAACGCGCGTAGCCTCATTACCAGGATATTGGTAGCCAGGCGGAAACCATCCGGGAGTGTATCAATCGTGTAGCCGCCCGTGTAGGTTACTTTGATGTTACCTTGGCCTTCGTACACGAATGGGAACAGATAACCCGTCTGGCGAACCGTGGGGCGATTCCAGACCGTGTTAAGCCTAACTAGTATACCACTCCTACTTGTCCCGTCGTCCTGGTCGATTTGTAAGGCAAAATCCGTGCCGTAGACTAACTCTGTAGAGTCCGGAAAGGGGTCTGTACCACTTCCCCAGTCGCCTGAGTTATCCGCCCATACCTGGATCGTAGGTGTGGTAAAAACGGGCCGGCTCCTGAGTAGTAGCTTTTGGGTGTTCGTGCCGTTGTAATACTCTGTACGGCTCTTCTTCAATAGCTGGCCTTGCCTACCTAGATATTCCTCTATCACGTTACTGGCCATCACTACCAGATACATCAACTTGGCATCCTGGCTGGTATCCCCTGTGGGAATATCCAGCAGTGTTTTCAGCTCTGTCAAGTCGGATAGAATCATGGCCTACCTAAGAAAAAAGCCGAGGAACATCATGCCCCTCGGCCCACAACAACAGGAGCACCACGAAAGGAACGCGCCTATATACTAGACATTTACGGTGCCGGAACCCGGAGCATAGGAGAAGCCTCCCGCCGTACCGCTAGAACCCGTCAAGCGTTTCTGGCAGATGAAGCCAGCCTGGAAAGGTACATTAGTGATACTGGCATTGCCCGACGTTACCCACAACCGAGCGTAACGATGGGGACGTTGGAAGCAAGCAATATCCATACCACCACTGGCAAACAGCGAGGCCCCAGCAACCGGACTAGCTGGGGAGCTATATCCTGAGAGATAGGCACCACTGTTAGCCCAGAAGATACCACCCGAAGTAATCTTCCCGCCTACCGGAAAGGCACTCAGAGGGAGACCACTGGTAGGATCGGTAAAGGAGCCGCTGGTAGTGGCATCGCTGGTTTGGATACGGACTTCTAGAGCCGTAGCACCAAAGCCGGCAACCCAAACGCCCGTATAACCAGCAGCCCCGAGCATGTCAATAACAGGACCGAAGGTGTCATCCGAACCGCTGACCACTCGCATATTGCAAGCAATGTCAGCAGCATTGCCAAGGTCTACAATTGTATTAGCGGACACTTATATATCTCCTTTTGTTTTGAGTTAAAAGTCAAGGGCGACTAAGGGTTATTACAGAGTAGTTTGCAGGTTGTCCAGCAACGAGAAAGCCGCTTCATGGCGGACCGCGATGTCAGCTGTGAGGATACCACGGATCCACGTTTGGTCATTCGTGAAGCTGGTATCGCCCTGGGTTGTGGTAGCGAATTCCACACCACCGAACATACCGATCAACACATCCGAGAACATACCACCCAAGACGTAGGTAAGGTTGCTAGAGGCACCCTTGGAGCGTACCTGGCTAACCTGATTGCTCTTGGTAACGGGGTAGCCCGCCAAGGTAGCCTTGACGCCTTCACCGGCCTCACGGATGAGGTTGAACAAGAACGGGCCGGCAGCATCACCCTGGGCAACGGCATCCGAACGAAGCTGGTAGTATTTGTACAGGGACTTCGGGCGGAGAATCCAGCCTTCAAATTCCGCATTGCTTTCTTCCACTGCAGCAACCATACGGTAGAGGTCCGTACCTACCAGATAATCACCGTCAGCTGTTTGTCGGCTGCTGGAGATAGTGTTGATACCCTGAAGATTCAGGATACCACGGGGGCGCGTATCACCGCCCGCACCTTCCAGGCCAGCCAGGTCCAGACCCAAGGCCAAAGACTTGGTAATATCGTCCCGGACCAAGGCTTCCGCTGCGGGGTTGGCAAAGCGGATAAGCTCGTTGGGGGACTTAATCAACACGGCCAATTTCTTGGCTTGCAAGGTCACTTCACCCGTACCGATTTCGCTCTGAGTAATAGCCTTATTTTCGCCTACCCAATAGGTATTGGAGGCTGCGGTCTGGCGGGGATACTTCAACCGACCTTGGGCCGGCAAGGGAACAGTCCGCGCACCAGCCTGGACCAAGGCTTCCTTGTTTCGAAGCAGCTCGATAAGCTCGCCCATCTCCGGGGGTGCAACCAAGGCACCGCCCGTCAATTCATTCAACCAAGACAAATCCTTCTTGCCATAGCCCATAGCCGAAAGGGACTTGGTTCGCATCCACCGCATTTCGTCGGGGAGGTCCATGCTCCCATCCACGCCGCCCATAATGAGACTCTTCATCTCACTACGGAAGTTGCGGTCTACCCTGGATTCCTCGAAGAAATTGGAGGCCAGAGGGGCCATAAACCGCGAGACGCCTAGCTGCCCACCAGCTTGCCAATCGTAGCCCTGATGGAAACACTTGGAGAGACGATTGTGTACGTCCATTTCGATCTTGGCATCTTCGGGGGGAACCAAGTTTTGCATAACCCCGAACATTTTGAGAAAGGAAAAGCCCCTACTCGACAGCGGGTCTTCACCATTCCGCGCGTGGGGAGCACCAAAGACCGAACCCGGATTGGCACCCTTGGGGTAGGCCGGAGCCTTATTCAGCCGGTCTACCAAGGCACCCAGGGACTTCGTTACAGCATTGAGGCCCTCGCTATTTTGCTTGGCCAGGGTTTGCAGAGTTTCGAGTTCACTTACGGCCATTTTTCCTCCGGAAACGTTTAACCCCTGGGTGGTAGGGGATTGCAGTTAAGAGTTAGAATTACAGGACTTTCGACAACTTTGCCAGTTGCTTGTTTAGGTCTTCCAATTGCTTGCTTTGTTGCGTAAAGGTAGAGGCAAGGGCTTTGGTTGCTTGGGGCGTGATGGATTTACCTCCCTCCCAAGTTAGATCGTCGAAGGAGATGTCTACAACGGTATGTCCGTTGTTAAACTTTACATCCGCAGTTTGGTTTGTTTTGTCTACGGCTGTAACTATACCTTGATTTCCGCTAACTGAGACCGCGTTATTAACCTGTACCCCAGCCATTGCTTTTACAAATCTTAGCCCCTTTTCGTCTTTTCTGACTTCTTCTACAGCATTTCTTCGGTCCAAAGTTCTTTCATCCCGAGGAACAATATAAATAGACCGCTCGGTCCTTGACCCTTGAAGCAATTGTTGTGCTCTGTTTCTAGCTTCCTCCAAGCTGCTATAAGGGCCACCATGCCCTCCATTACCGTAGACTAACTCAAAACCTGCCTTTTGCCCCATCTCCCCTGGCATACCTTCATCTACCATATCCGCGCCTTCGACCATATCAGGCTCGGGGTCGGCACCTACTTCACTTAGGGCCTTATGCCAAGACATAGCCTTCATACGGTGTTCATCTTCCCAATTACCTGAGTGTTGGCCAGCTTCTTCCAGGAAGCCAGCGGCTCCCCTCACGGCATCTTTATGGGATTTGCAGAGGATGGATTTTTGCTCCATTTGCTCATCTACTTGGCCCATCATTTCGGTGGTTTCGTCGTCTGACATATCCTTACCAAGGGCCTTGCAAATCCTTTGGGTAAGGGCTTTGGTATCGGGCTCTGTGTCCGACGCTTCCGTTTCCAGCTTATCAACCACCTCGCCTACTTCATCTTCCGTGAGGTCTTTACCTAGTACCTTACCGATGGTCTTGACGAGGCGTTTGGTGGAAAACTTGGGAGCAGCCTTTTGCGGTGGTTCTTCCGTACAACCGCAATCTTCCTTACCGCAGCCAGGACAAACCCCCATTGCCTTGGCCCAAGACTTGTACTGCCGAAACATTTGCTTAGCTCGGCCCCGTAGGCCCTTTTCCAGCATGGCCTCGGCAGCTTCATCAGCAGGGGCTTCTTCCTCTTCTTCAATCTCACTCTCTTCATCCAAGCCCTTATTCTCCGCGCCTTCAATGCCAGGCAAATCGGGATAATGCTTACCTAGCAAACCTTCCGTGGCTGTTAGGGTAGCTTCGATACCCTGGAGCAATTTGGTAAGGTGCTTCTTCACCTCTGGATGGTCTAGCAGTTCGATGGCTTCGTCGTATTCTTCCATAAGAACTACATGGTTCTCATGGATACGGCGGAGTACCTGGGCGCCAAACGGCTCCAGGGGTTCGTCCCCTTCCATTTGTTCGTCTAGGTCAGTAGGGGGGGCTTCGGTTGGATTCATAGAAGGATCGGCTTTAGTGTGCATATTAGAATTGCTCTTAGGCAAAGGTTGTGGCATTTTTCCGGTTTTATCCCTAATTTCTAGTCTATGATTTAGCTCTTGTCGTGCCCCTCTGATTTCGTTCTGGCTTCCATTGCTAACTACTTTTTGCAAATCAGAGGTATTCATTCTTTGAAAATCATAATCCGTGTACTCCGTTCCTCCCTTAGTATTAACGCGCATTCTTTGTGTTCCTATTAGGGTTTAACTCTTGGTATTACCTACTAACCTAGCACCATGCTTTGCAGCAATAGTGCTGAGCTTTTCCAATTCCGCTGGTAAGGATTTGCCGGGTTCCAAACAGAACTTGTAAGATACGTTTTCCGCCGTGCTAGCTAGGTCTTTACCGTCCTCACTCCAGCGTACCCCTTGGGGCCTACCATAACCGTTGGCTTCCATTTCGGCAAACATAGCAGCCTGTTTGGTACGATCCCGGTCGGGTAGAGCAAACTTTACTTGCACTTCGGCAAAGCCCTTGATGACCTTGCTGCGATAGCGAACGTTAAGGGATTTGTAGTTTAGACTTTTGCTTGTCTCAAGGCTCTTTCCTCCTGTGAGTTCTGCTATCTTTTCGGAAGCTCTTTCTAGCCCCATCTGGTTTCCGTCAATAACAAAGCCGTCCTCTTGGTTAAATCGGCTGTCTAATCCCGGCTTGGTACGTCTTACAGAGATACCGCTAATCGTTTTAGCCTCCCCTGGGGATAGTCTTTGTAAAATACGCTTTGCAACGTCGGCAGCAACAGGAATAGCCTTAGCCATATACTTCCGTCGGATGGAGGAAAGGCTTTTAGTACCAGCCAATTCTAAAGCCCCCTCATCTACCCAATAGTCACGTCCATTAAAGTTTACCCGGTAGCGCGTTTCTGGTTGATGGGACTCACGGTTGCCAAATTGGTCTCTAGATGATTGCTTTCTTTGCTTAGCAACCTCTACCACTTTTCCGGGTTGCCAAGCTGGTGCCCCTGACCCTGCATAAGTGTTTTCCACCATATCACCAACATTAAAGGCTTTAGAGTAAGATTCTCCACCCTCCAAGCCCTTACGAAGGCTTTTTATCTCACAGTTCTTGCTTTCTCTGGCTTGGGAATCCCAAATCATATACCCAAAAGACTGTTTGGATATTTGGTATCTGTTACCTGAGTCAAATGTCCCTCTGTCTACATCCCCTAGCGTATACCTATCCGTAGCATCTATTAAATTTTGCATCCGATTTGTTCTAATAGTTCTAACGTGCGGTTTTTCGGTCTTATCTCCGCGCCTCCAAGCCTCCTGAGAAAAAGACTCAGGGTCATCAAAGCCCTTACGCTTGTACTTAGCTCGGATGGATTTGATGTTTTTGCTTGCTGCTCCGCTTTCCATCTTTCCATTCTCCTGAGAGAAAGAGCTTGTAGGGGTGGTATCGGCTAAACCACCTTCAAGACTTTTTTCATCGGGGCCAAGATAGTTGTCAATATATCTTTTTGCCTCGGACAATTTATCCACTACCTTAGAACCGCCGTCCGGTAAGGTAATTTCGTACCCACTGAATTTTCTGCTTGTGTCGATGCCAACCTTGTTAAGAGTGCTTCGATTGGATGTGTAACCCACCTGTTGGGCCTCTATTTTTTCAATCTTACACCCTCTATAAATCTGCTCTAAGGCTTTGCTTTGTGGGGATAGGTTTTTCTGTTTTATCTCCATAATGGGTACGGTTACTTGGAAGGGTGAACTACCTTCCTCTCTTACAATAATTGTGGCCTCATAACCATCTAAGCCCATTAACTGGCCCCGGAACTCGGCTACTACCGGGCCAGTTCTACTATTCCAGACAACTTTTTGCCCAACAGAGAAATTACCCCTAGAAAACTGGCTCGCTTTCGTGCCAATCCCATTTGCCATTACCTTAGTAGGCTCGGCATAAGGTGAGAGGCTCTTTACCAACACCGGCGATAGTGCCTTACCACATACCTGGGGAAGGGCTAGGGCCTTACGAACCGTATCGCCATTGGCTGGTAGCACCACTAGGCTACCCTCTAACATCAGGGTTACAAGCAAGTGTAGCCCCGGAGGCGTACCTTGTTCGTAATCCGCTGGTAGCTTCAGGGCCTTTACCACTTGGTAGCCTATGCTACCCGCGCGTATGTACCGCTTGGCAGCTAGATCGAAAAGTTGCTCACAGAAAAGAGCGTGGTCATACTCATCGTGGGGCTTAGCTCCCGGCAAGCCCTTCCCCTGATAGAAAAAGCAAGTAAGCCAAGCCTTGCGGCCTACAGGGTCTATCTCTACCGTATATGCGCCTGTATTGGGGTCTTCGGCTTTACCGATAGGCAGCTGGACTTGCTTGCCGTGGTCAAAGAGAACTATCCTATTTTTCTCATGTCGATCCGTGCGGATACCCCCAACCTCCAACAGGTCGCCGACCCCATCTCTGCGATTTCCGTCCGCAAATGGGAAACGTAGGGCCATCCGCTTTTCATCAATATCAAACTCACCATAGGCCGTATCCAGACCGTAGGACGAACCTGCCAATTTGTAGCCATATTGGCTGGTATCCAGGTCTTTACGGCCTTCCATCATGGTGAAGGTAGAACCTAGTGGGGGAGGGGATGGCATCATCGTTTAATCTTTCCCATTAAGAGCCTAAGCTGACCATCGGACTCGATACCAAGCCTAAGCATACCCAGCAATTCTTCCACATCTTTGCAATAAGGTGCTAGGCGTTCCGCTACAATCACTACATCCTGTAGGCTATCACGGAACTTACTTTCCAGGTCTTGTTGTGGTGGGCGTTGCTCTTGCTGTTGATCAACTCGCATAAGTGCTCCTGAGTAATATAGCTAGTTGTGATAGCTATAGGCCAACTACATATCGTAATCATCCAGGCTACCTATCTCTTCACCATAGCCCGTTTCTTCCATCAGTTTGGTTAACTCCTCTTGGTCTTGCTCATTGGCCTCACCAGACTCCTTAATCTGGCTAACGATTTTGGCCCTTAGTTCTTTGATGGCATCTAGCTTTTCCTTATCGAGTTTTTCATCAGTCTTCACTTCCGCGCTCCTGTATGTAAGTCTTTAACAGTTCTTCCTTTTGTTGGTCGGTCATTCGCCCTCCCAGGCTGGGCAGACCGCTTGGGGGACCAAGAGGGGTTCTGATACGAAACTCTTGCATCTTCTTACGCGCGTTCTTTACCCTCTCTTTTGTCTTGGCCTGTTCTTCCTTTGGTTTAGCTGCTGCCTGTTCACGTTCTTTCAGGTAGGATTCTAGGATCTGTATACTCTTACTACCCTTGGTAAGGTCAAACTTGGCCTCCATTAAATCACTACCAAATATCTCCCACGCCTCTTTTCCACCCGGCAGAGCAAACAGACTTTGGATATTCCTTTTACCATTCAGCTGGTTGGTAAGACTCTTCGGCAAGATATTCAATTGATTAAGGGTCAGCTCCGCATCATAGCCCATACGAGGCCAGGTATAATAGCCATTATAGTGTTCACTGGTAGCCGATCCCGCTGCATGTGTTTCTATGTAATCTACCCCAGCCTCTTGCATGGCAGCAACCTGAGAGGCAAAGAATTCTACCCCCTTACCACGGTGCTTAGAATCTTTCTTGATAGTGAATAGGTTGTTATGAACAAATGTCTTACCATCATCGTCCTTGGCAATTGTTCTATCTGCTCTTACACCCTCATGGTCGTAGTTTAGCCCCATAATCTGCTGGTTTTCACC